ATCAAACAAATTGCCAGCGATGGTGTATTGTTTGCAGACTACGACTTTGAGCAGTGCCAGCAAGACGACATTATTGCGTTTATGAATGCCAACCAGAATCGTCTGCGTGAAATGAGTCTGCGTATGGCGCTGAAAATGGCAGACTTGGTCAAGAGCTTTCCGGCAAAATGGCGCTTGATGGCAGAGACCACTTGCATGAAGCCAGCACAATGAGATAAGTTTTTCTGGGCCTAGGTTGGCTCCTGCCCAGAATTTTAACAGGTACCCTTAAACCGGTACCTGTTTTTTTAATAAATACTTGACTTCCTTCTAATATCATGTTAGAATAGTGATATCATGCACAATAAAATATTTTGTACGGCACCATTTACCACTATGCGGATAGAGAGTTTGCCCGAACAAGGAATAATATTCAAGCCAGGATGCGTGTATCAGACTCAAACCCCAATAACTACATTAGATGAATTTATGACGGGTGCCGAAATGCAAGACTTGCGACACAACAAACTGTTTGGTACAGTGCCAAACACAGGATGTGCTCAATGCGCTATTCCAGAAAATATTGGCCTGACCAGTATAAGACAACAATTGTTAAACAAGCCCTGGGCTAGCGCCGAAAACAAGATATACATGTTGGATATTTTCTTTGGAAATACATGTAACTTAGGTTGCATCATGTGCGGTCCAAGTTGGAGTAGCTATTCTGCTGAGGAGAGATACCAAGCCGGTATGATCCCGCAGCGACTTCCGGTTGTTAACAATGTTCAATTGGCACTGGATACTATAGACCAACTGCCAGATTTAAAAAGTATATCTTTCTTAGGCGGAGAATTTTTTCTAGTCAAGCGTAATCTTGAACTTGTTGATAAAATCATACAAAAAAATTTACAATGCACAATTACTACCAATGCTTCGGTATTTACCGAACCCATGTTAGAAAAATTACAACAGGTAAAGAATTTGCAGATAAGAATAAGTGTTGATGGCACTGAGGACACTTACAATTTTATAAGATATCCCGCAGACTGGATTCAACTCAATCACAACATTGATGTTTTAAAAAATCGATTGCCAAAAACAGAATATCATATCAACACAGTAATTCAATTACTGAATATTCAAAATTTGCATGATTTACTTGAGTGGGCAAATAAAAAAATCATACCAACACACTATCAAATTTTGTCAGGTCCCGACTACCTAAGTTGGAAAATTTTAACACCGGTAGAAAAGAAAAACATTGTGGAAATGTTGACAGCAAAACAATCACAGTATAAAATTACTCACAAACAAAGAAGCATGATCCAGACTCTGGTGGATGGAATACCACAAGAAGAGTTTGATCCGGTGTTGCGTAAACGCGGGATAGAGTTTTTGAGTAAGTTATTGGCACACAGAAAAATCAATGCACAAGCAATATCAAAACAGTTTGGCATGCTTACAGAGTTGGCAGAAGAAATAATCAACACAATAAAGGTAAAATCTGTTGAAAGCAATAATACAAATTAAAGACGAAGTGAACATCAAACTAGAAGGGCTTGATCTTGACGTTCGTAAAGCTCTTGTGAATGCCTTCAAATACGAAAACCCTGCCGCACGTTACATGCCAGCAGTGAGACTAGGACGCTGGGACGGCAAGATTGCATATTTTCAACTGGGCGGCAGTACATACACAAACTTGTTGCCAGAGATCATTCCCATACTTGAAAAGTTTAATTATGATATTGAAGTTGACGACCAACGTGACTATTCGACTACCTTTGCATTTGAACAAGTGCGCGAAGATTCTTTTGCACATATTAACTGGCCCAAGGGACACCCTGCTGTGGGCGAACCTATTGTCATGCGAGACTATCAGGTTGAGATTGTGAACAACTTCTTAGCCAATCCGCAGAGCATACAGGAGGTTGCAACAGGAGCAGGCAAAACAATCGTAACAGCCGCACTGAGCAATGCTGTCACACCCTATGGACGATCAATTGTGATTGTACCCAACAAGAGCTTGGTAACACAAACAGAAAAAGACTATATCAACATGGAACAAGATGTAGGTGTGTATTTTGGTGACAGAAAAGAATACGGACGTCAGCACACTATCTGTACCTGGCAAAGTCTAAACATACTGTTAAAGAATACCAAAACAGGCACAGGTGAAGTGACCATTGGCGAGTTCCTGGAAGGTGTGGTATGTGTTATTGTGGATGAAGTACACATGGCCAAAGCAGATGCACTCAAAACCTTGCTAACTGGCGTGATGTCAAGAGTGCCAATTCGGTGGGGATTGACTGGAACCATTCCCAAAGAGAAGTTTGAAAGCCAAGCATTGTTAGTCAGCCTTGGACCAGTCATTGGCAGGCTCAGTGCCAGCGAACTGCAACAACAAGGTGTGCTGGCCAACTGTCACGTGAACATTGTGCAGTTGGTGGATCATGTGGAGTACAAAGAGTACCAATCGGAACTTAAATACTTGCTCGAAGAGTCAGGCCGATTGGACACAATGGCAGAATTGATTCGCCGGGTAAACGAAACAGGCAACACCCTGGTACTGGTAGACAGAGTTGCTGCTGGCAATGAATTGGTTGCACGCCTGGGGGACAAAGCAGTGTTTGTGTCGGGTGCAACAAAAGGAACAAAAAGACAAGAAGAATATGATCAAATTGCAGACTCTACAGACAAAATCATTGTGGCCACTTACGGTGTGGCAGCAGTTGGAATTAACATACCGCGAATCTTTAATCTGGTGCTTGTTGAGCCCGGTAAAAGTTTTGTTAGAGTCATCCAGTCAATTGGTAGGGGCATCCGAAAAGCAGAAGATAAAGATCATGTGCAAATATGGGACGTCACCAGCACCTGCAAGTTTGCCAAGCGTCACTTGACCAAGCGCAAGGCCTTTTATAAGGAAGCCAACTATCCGTTCTCTGTAGAAAAGCTAGAGTGGATGAAGATCAAATAATGGTTGACTTTGCGTCACAAACACTGTACTATTAACACATGCGAATTTTAACACTAGACAATACATTTTATGATTTGAATCATTTGCCTGAAGAAGTAGATGACATGCGGTTTGCTATCCTGGACAACAGCAACCCACAAGATCCAGATTATCACTTTATTCCGCTAATCTTTTTAGAAAGCTTCAACAGTCCTGCCCTGGTCTTACGCATTGGCAATACCACAATCAAGATGCCCATGGACTGGCAAATACTCATTGGCGAACCGGATGTGGGCGATCTAGAAGTCCTGCCCTTGACCAGCATCAACGATCGTGGCTTCAAGGTATTTCAATTCAATCCCTTAACCAGTTTCCGTCCCAGCTTTCCGGACATTGAAATCTTGGATGTGTATCATGAAGTAACATGGTTTGCACCCAAACTCAAGAATGGACAGATGCTGGCCGTGCCGCTAAATGATGACGCCGAGCCCGACTGTGTGTACTTTGTGAAAGATGTCAGTCGCAACTGCGAGATTGTGGACTACAACAAGGCCTGGTAATGTATACAGAACCACAGTTATTTGAAACAATTGCTCGCTTGGCCAGGATATATGCGGAAAGCTATCCCAACGATCGCGAAGGGCTAGAACGATTCTTGCACTGGGCACATGCACAATACGGTTATACATATGGGCCAGCTTAAACCAGACGCAACCTACATCTATGAACGCAATGGCGACACCGTGTTCAGAAGAGAGTTTGGTGCAGATCCCAGCACACGTCAAGTAATGGGCTACGACTATCGTACTAGTGATGGCAAACCCTTGTATGATCACATTCAGGAAGACAAACTCTGGGACGAGATTAGACGTGCGGCCAAGACCAATCCCACTTTACAGGATGCTGTAGATCGTGTTATAATGATTTATCAACTGACAAAACAACATGAGTGATCGACTACACATTTCAAACGAGATGCGCCAACTGGACGTCAAGAACAGAGACTTCTATGATGAACTTGATTCAGATGAACGCAAGAAATTTTCTACGTTTTTAATGTTGCGCTGGGGATCAGCAGTAGAGGGCTCGCAGGAA